TTAAAGCTTATCCGCGTGGTGCATGAGCACGAATTTATCCCACAACTGTTCTTCATTCTCGACGTGCGCCGGATCTTTGAGAATAGTATTCGGGATCGGGCACACTTTCTGGCAGGTTGGCGTGTCGTAGTGGCCCACGCACTCGGTGCAGCGGTCGCTGTTAATCTCATAAATGCTCTCGCCCATCGAAATGGCCTCATTCGGGCACTCCGGTTCGCACATATCGCAATTAATACAGCGTTTAGTAATTAGTAAAGACATATCAATGAATTACCATTAAAGCAATTTAAAATCAGTAAGTTATGGTGTTTTCGCATTCTTCACTATTATTAACTTACTGTATGTTGATCCAGTGTATTTAACGCTGATAAACTCAATCCAGTAACACAAAACCGCAACACATTGCATTTTGTCCCGTAGTAAAGACCTGCATGTGTGAGCTTGTTTTCTGCGCCTTCGCAGATAAGGATTGAGAATGCCGCGCACTGTAACACATAAACCAGATAGCCCCAATAATGACGATGTTTTAGCCGCGTCAGAAAAGTGGGACTCCTGTAAACCTCCCTATACCAGCGCACACATGAAAATCTGTGTTGCTGCCGCCAAAATCATCCTCGCCGCTTCCGGCGTGGCTCGCCGTTCCAAGTACGAAAAAGAGAACTACCTCCGTATCGATTTCAGCAAAGCCGGTAAGGTTACATTTTACGCCGAGTTTCCAAAAAAGATGGGGCTCAAAGGCAAAAAGCTCGGCGAGTGGCCGGAGCTTGCCATCCAGCTGGCGCGCGAAAAAGCGTTAGGTATGGCTGAAGGCGGTCTGCGAGCCGAGTCCGTACATGCAGCGCTGGAAATGTACCGGGATGACCTCAAAGCCAAAGTAGCCCGGCAGAAGTTAAGCCCGGATAGTTTCACTACCTACGGGGTGCGTATTGACCGGATTAAAGCAACGTTCGGCCCACGGGAAGTATTCAGCGATGTAACGTACACTCGGCTGGTTGAAGTGCTGGACGAGTGGATCGCCACCCGTTCGAACAATAATGCCCTGGAATTGTTTGCCGAGCTCCGTCGGTTCTGGAAGTTCTGCGCACCTACGCTTTGCAATGGCCGCAACGTTGCCGTCAGCCTGCCAGACGATTATGTATCTTCTCGCGTTCAGAAACCCACCCCCACACGGCTTTTTACCGATATTGAATCAATCGCTCGCCTCTGGCTCAATGTTGCCGCCTGCACCTCCGTACACCAGAAAAATGCTGTTCGCTTCATGATCATCACCGGCGTTCGTCCGATTAATGTCCATAACCTGCGTTGGGACTACGTTCACGAGGAAGCTGGCGAAATTGTTTACCCGGAAGGAGTTATCGGTATGCGCGGGGCTATGAAAACACAAAAGGCTTTCCGCCTGCCGATAACGCCTGAGATCGGGCGTATTATCGACGAGCAGAAAGCCTGGCGTGATTCAGTTCCTGAATGTAATAAAGATTATGTGTTCCTGCAGCCGCGTGACCCAATGCAACCATTTTCAAAACGATCGCTGGATAAGCTGGTGAAAACCTACAGTCCGGAAGGCGCTGTTAAAGGCTTGAAGCATGATGGGACTATTAAGGGGAAAGAAGGGGCGTTTAATACGATGTGCCGCAAATTCCTTAAGAGCAATGTTATTGCCCTGATGAAGGAAAGAGGCTATTCCCGATCAGACCGAAGGGAAATCAGCCTCCTGTGCCTTCACCACTCCAGCAAGTCAGATGACCCGATGGCAGAACATTACGACTTTTCGGACGAGATTTTACAGGAAGAAATTGCGTTGAAGCGCGAAGCCTTCGAGGCTCACGAAAGGAGTATACTTGCACAGGCTGCGCTGTTACGGCGACGGGGTTAATACTGGCTACGGCATTTCTGGATGAAGGCGTCGACGTTACGGCGCTCATAGCGAACCACTTTTGCGCTGAAACGGATGGGGGCCAGTACGGCGCGATGCCGGTGCTTTATATTCCAGTCGCATAACGTCTTCTGGGTTATGCCCAGCTTCTGGCATACCTCGTCCGGGGTGAGCAGATCGTCGGGTTGCTCGCTCATGCTATACCTCTCTTTTTCATGGCATCGAGCAGGATGTCCTGCACTGTTCGTTTTGAATTGCGCCGTTCCATCACCATTTCATCCATAGTGCCGGCAGCGATAATGTGGTGCATGAATACCGGGCGATTGTGTCCGGCCTGAATCTGCCGGGTTGGCCCGATACGTTCGATAATTTGCTGGTACTGCTCCAGATCCCACCAATGCGAGAAAAACACCAGTATGTTGCCGCCATCCTGCATATTCAGGCCGTGGCCTGCGCTGGCGGGGTGGGCGAACAGCACCGGTATTTTTCCAGCGTTCCAGTCGCGCAGCGTCTGCGGATCCTGGTCTAAATGGCGGCCACGGGGGAACGCTTTAAGCAACCGCTCGAGATCGTGTTTCCAGTGGTAGGCAACCAGCACCGGTGCGCCAGCTGCTTCAGTGAGTATGCTGTCCAGTGCCTGCAGCTTCGCGTCGTGGAGTTCTGACCAGCTTCCGGCGTCGTCGGTGTAGACTGCGCCGCTGGCGATTTGCAGGCACTTCACCGTCTTTGCCGCAGCGTTCGGCGCTTCGATGCCTTCGCCGTTCAGCTCGAGGAACATTTCTTTTTCCATCTCGCGATACTGCTGGCGCGCCTTTGGTGGCATGTCTACACGGATCACGTTATGGATTGGCTCTTTGATATCGAACCAGTCGGCGGCATCCAGCGAGATAGTGACATCGGCCAGCGCGCGCTGTATTTCATCCTGCGAGTGAGTGAATGGCTCCAGCTTTGTCCAGCTCTGGCCGGGAAACTGTATTGAGTTAAACCAGCGGGAGGTAAACGCGCCGTACGTGCGCCCGAGGCGTTGCCCCTGGTCGACAAACCACGCTTGCCCCCACAAATCCACCAGGCCATTTGGCGCCGGTGTGCCGGTCAGGTTCATCCAGCGGCGCACGTGTTTGTGTGCCACTTTGCCGAGCGCAGCCGCGCGCTTACCACCGCCACGCAGCCGGAAAGATTTAAGCCGGGTGCTTTCGTCAGGGATGACGGTAGCGAACGGCCAACGGCCGCCGAGCTCTTCGGCCAGCCACACCAGATTGTCGTAGTTGATGGTGAACACGCTGGCGTTGCTGTTTGCCAGCGCCGCAGCGCGCGCTTTGGCGGTACCGACAATCGGCTGTACTTCGATGTTGCGCAGGTGGCCCCACTTTACAGCCTCATCAGGCCATGTGCTGGCCGCCACGCGCAGCGGCGCCAGTACCAGCGCCGGCTGTGTCTCAGCGCCGCACATGAAGAGATCTTCCAGCGCGGTCAGCGTCGCCACAGTTTTACCCATACCCATACCCGCCCAGATGTTGCAGCGCTTGATATCGATCTCGTGGTTAATAATGAGGGATTGGTAAGTTCTAGGTTTAAAAGTTATCATAACGAAATAAGCCTGTGTGATTTTATACTTTGGGAAATGAAATGGATATCTGGGATAAGAGTAAGATAATAATTTTTCTACTATTTGTTATACCTGGCTTCATAAGCATGAAGGTGTATAGTGTTCTTAGGCCGAATGCTATTTTTGATACATCTAAAGCAATTATTGAAATTGTGTCCTATAGTTGTATGAACTATGCTATATGGTTTTTCCCTATTTACTGTATAGAGTCCAGTGAGTTTTATTTAACACATCCAGTTTTATATTTTTTAATTTATTTGTCCATTTTGTTTATCAGCCCAATATTATTAACAATATTTTTCTCGTGGATGCGTACATGGAATTGGCTGCGTACATTCATGCCGCACCCTACCGGAAAAGCTTGGGATTATTTCTTTGGCCTGCGAGTTCCTTGTTGGGTGATTGTTACCCTTAAAGACGGGAAGAAAATTGCTGGTAAGTATGGTGCTAATTCCTTTGCTTCCAGTGCACCCGAGCCTGAACAAATTTATCTTGAGGAACATTGGGTGTTGAGCAATGATGGCGGGTTAGAGCGTCCTCGTGTTTCTACGCTAGGAATCCTAATTTTAAGTAAGGATATTGAACATTTAGAGTTTTTCCGTTTTGAATCGCAAACCACTACCAACCCGTGATAATGGAGGATGATATTGATGTCAGAGACTAAGAAAACTTATAAGGAAGATGGGTACACCCCAATTGAAAAAGGTTATCAACCCAAAAATGACTTGGCTAATAATGGATTTCAACCTGTCAAGCAGACTTCCCAGCCAGCCCCGCCACCAAAAAAACCTTAACTGCACAAAGGGGGAATAATTTCCCCCAGATCTTTGCTATCCAGTACCACCACGTTAAAGCCCAGCGCGCGCAGCCGTTCATGCTCGCGCAGCTGGTCGGCGCGTGGTGCCTTGCCGGGTGATTTGCACTCCACAAATACGATACGGCCGCCGGGCAGCAGCACGATGCGATCGGGAACCGAACGGCGCCCGGGTGATACGAATTTATAGGCAATCCCGCCGGCAGCTTTCACCGCAGCGGCGAGGTGTTTTTCGATAATGCTCTCGCGTTCGTAGGCCATTATTTTCTTCCGTACTTTCTAAGATTGAGAATGCTGTTGCTGCCACTCGCGGAACCTGTCCATTGCCAAGGGCTTTAATTCTGTCCACCCGATGGGCCACCCCATGAACCACTCGACCCATTCCGGGTTCAGTTGTCCATCCTGGTGTGGCTGCGACCCACCCGGCAACGGGCGCATCTTTATCGCACTCGGCAAGTCTGGAGTTCTGCGCAGCCGCTCGCTTGGACAGTCTCCGCGTATCGTGGCCTTCGCTGTAGGCCACAATCCACATCCTGTCTCTCTCATGGGGCGCTCCGCAGTTCGATGCCGAAAGACGAAACCACTCGCAGCCATACCCCATTTCGGCAAGGTCACCGATGACCACGGCAAGACCTTTTCCCCTGAGTCGTGGAGAGTTTTCCACGCAGACGAATTGAGGTCGTACCTCACTGACGATTCGCGCCATTTCAGACCACAGTCCTGAGCGTCTGCCATCAATGCCGGCACCGTGACCATTTGCGCTGATGTCCTGGCATGGAAATCCGCCAGAAACGATGTCAACAATTCCTCTCCATGGTTTACCGTCAAAACTGCACACGTCAGACCAAATCGGGAAAGGCTTGAGAATTCCATCATTTTGTCGTTGCGCGAGAACTTGTGCGGCGTAGGCATCACGTTCAACTGCGCAAACTGTTCGCCATCCAAGGAGGTGTCCACCGAGTATTCCTCCGCCAGCGCCTGCGAAAAGAGCCAACTCATTCATAGCACCTCCGCAACGGCCCATGCGATCAGCGCCCAACCACATGCAATTGTTGCCAGCAGTAGCAGCAAAACCTTACCTCGATAGCTCATCGTCCACCGCCTTGCGCCGTTCGCGCATGTTTTGCATCAGGCAGAAGTCGGAACGGCGTTCGCTCCACTCCTGGTTAAGATCGTTGCGCGATTCGCGGTTGGCTTTCGCCCAGACCTTCGCCGCGCGGTCGTATTCACCGGCTTTTTCCAGCTGCATGGCTTCCCGCGCAGACCGGTAATAAAGCGGGCTGTCTTTGTACTTGAATGCCATAGGGTCAACCCTCGTACTTGTCGGCGTAGTCCAGCCCCGCGAGTGAAAGGGCAAAAATCGCGTATTCCGGTTCCTTTGCGGCTTCAACTAACGCCAGTATTTCTTGTTTCAAATGGCGAATAGCCGCCTGATCTTCGTCGCTAAGCGTTGCCACAGCGCCGAGTATTACCAGACGCTGTACTTGCTGGTTTTGGTCAAGAGCCATAATCAATCCTTACGGTAGTGGTACGCCTCAAAGCCGCCAGCGTTCAGCGGGATATCGGGCGCCCATTCGGGGTTAGTGGAGAGCAGGGAAGAAAGCGTGCCGTCGGTGTAGTCGCCGGTGTCCGGCGCTTCGCAAATAACTTCATCGTGCACGGTGAGCACAATGCTATATCCGGCGTTCTCGATCAGCGGCATGTTCCCGGCCAGAACGTCTCGGGCGGCGGCCTGTGTGACGTTTTCAACCAGCTTTCCGCCGTAGGTTTTGAGCCGTTGCCATTTCCGCGAGTAGGAGTTAATCCCCATGTAGGTGATATTTCCTTTCTCAATCGACGGTGACGGGTAGCAGAGTGCGCGCCCGGACGGCAACTGGATACGCAGCCATGCGCCATCGCGGCGTACTTTCAGATAACCGCAATAAAGCGTTTTCTTTGGGGTAGCAATGGCGGCGCGGACGGTGCGCTCGAGCTGGTACCAGAAATCGCAGGTTTCCGGATGTGCCCGGCGCCACAGGCGCTTAAGCGAATCGCAAGCGATGAAGACGCGCTCCGATAGCCCGTACGTCGCTTTGCGTTTAACCGATTCGTCATACCAGCTCTTAGCTTCACGCTGCACATCGCGCGGGATATTCGGCAGCGCTGCGGTTGCCAGTTCCTCGAGGTCTAGGCCGTAAACCAGCGCGAAGGTCAGGAACGCCGCGACGCCCCGCCAAAGCCGAGGCCCAGCTCCATTACCTTGCCGATCTGACGCTGGTATTTGGTTACTTCATCCGGGGTGATGTTGAACGCTTTGGCATAGGCCAGTTTGTAGAGGTCAGGGCCGCGACGCTTATAATCTTTTGCGGCAGCGTCCCAGATGGGCGCGCCGGACTGGTCGAGTATCAACGTGTCGTAGTCCCGGAATGCGTTCAGTTTCCACGCTTCACCGGCGAGCCAGGCCAGCTTTCGGCCTTCGATGTTCGACAGGTCAGATACGACCAGCTTTTTACCCGCTGGCGCCATAATGCAACCGCGCAGCGCCGAACTGGTCAGTTCCATGACGTTATCGAAAAGCAGATCGGCACAGCCGGATTTAAGCGCCTCGATGCCTTCATCGATACGTTCCTGCTTAAGCGTCGGGCGGGGCAGGTTCTGGGGTTGGAACAGCCGCCCGGCCCAGCGCCCGGTACGCGATGCACCGCAGAATTGCAGCGTACCGCGCAGACGCCCGTCGCTGCTGATACCCTTCATCAGAGATTTGTACTTACTGGTGCTCGTGGTGCTGGCCTGCAGGCGGATAGCCAGCAGCTCTTTCACGGGCGATGGTAGATCAGGGTCGGCGATGCGACGTTCCAGCGTGCTGCGTTGCATATCTGGTAGCTCGACACCGTACGATTCGACAATGTGCTTAATCATTGCATCGCGCTGTGTGGCCGCCTGCACTTCGCCGTCGGTCATCACCTGCGTACGTTTTGCCAGTCGCTTCTGTTCAAGGTCTACCGCTTCGATGGCGGCTTGGGCGAGCTGCACGTCCATGCATACGCCGCGGTCGTTGATCCGCTGGTCGCGATGCCACAGCGCCAGCTCGGCGCCCTGATAATTCCACTTTGGCAAGCGCTTATAGACCTCGCGCATTGCCTCAATATCCAGCCCGGCGTAGGCAACGAACCGCTGCCACTCTACCGGATGCGTTTTGCTGGTTGCGCGGCGCAGCTTGCTGTTCTTCGGGCGGGGCTTACAGAACAGCTGGATCAGCGATTTGCCTTCTTTACCCTTCGCCTTGTCCTGCGGAACACCCAGCACTTCGCAGAGCGCCCCCAGCGCGCCGGGGAGGCTGTGCGCCAGTGCCTGCACCATTGTGTCGCGCCAGCGCTCAACTGGCGGAGCCAGCCGGGGGTGAGTGTGGCGTAGCACCGTGCGGTCAAAGTGCGAATTGTGGAAATAAAGCAGGGTATCGGGGTCGGTAATGGCTTTAAATAGAGGGCCTGGGATTGGCTCGCCAGCTGTCAAATCCCAGACGCTAACCGGCTCGTCACCGATAGCCCAGGCGAATAGCATTACTTCGACGCCCTCTGCATAAGCGTGGGTACCGTTATTAATGGGGATTTCGCAATAGGTTTCCAGGTCGCCCCATAGTATATTGTTCATGGCTATTACTCAGGAGGATTCGTTGTATGGAGATAAAAGATATTCTCACATTTGCTGGGCTTGTTATTACTTCGATAACCGCAGCAGTCGGTGTTTATAAATTATTTAAAGATGTGAGTTGGTTTCTACCAAAAGCGACACGATATTCACATATTTTTGAAAAATACTCTGAATATATTGATCCTCTCGAAATTGAATTTATGAAAGCAGAAATAAAAAGGGATGTTAAAAAAAGTGTGTTGGGAATGAAAAACAAAAAGCTCAGGCAGTTAATTCTGTATGTAAGAACTCATTCTGAATTGGATATGCCATCATGGCGATGGGGGCACTTAGCACCCCACATTCAGCAGAAATACGGCAAGTTCTTTATACGTTATAAAGGTAAGTATAGCCGCTATCGCTTATATGCTAAATTTGCTGCCATTTTCTATGTTGTTTTTGGTCTTGTGTTTCCATCTACGCTATTGAATGATGGTACGGGTTATATGATTGTTGGAATTATCTTGATGCTGTCTTGTTTATATATGGCGGTAACCTTTTGGTCGCTTTTGCCAAGTCGCAAATTAATTACTAAATACAATACTGAATTGTTGAAAATTGATGCGAGTAAGTATCAGGCTAGCTGAATTCACCGGCCTGATACTTTACTATTATTAAACTAGGCCTTCAGCGTCGGCGCCTTCGCTGATATCGTCGAAGTCGTCCGGTGCGGCCACACCGCCGCCAGCGAATGCGTCACCATCGCGCAGGAACTGGACGCCGCTTAGTGATGCGTTGATGCGCTTACCAAAGTTGTTATCCTGCGCCCAGATATCCACCACGGCGTTAACGTAGCAACCGGCATACGGGCGGCCGTCGGCCTGTATCAGCGCAGTACGGTCGCGGTCGATAACGGTAGGGCGGGCTTTGTTCGCCGCATTCAGGAAGAAATTACCCGGGAAGCCCTCATACTCGGCTTTCTCGTCGCCGTCGTGCAGGCAGAGGTTGAGCTTTTTCTCCAGCTGGCCGTAGATGGTTTCCCACTTCTCGCCCCATTTCTCTTTCGCCACCTGTTTAAGCGTTTTGCGAACTTCTTCGAGTTGCGGGTGTTTCGGGTCCATCAGGAAGACCGCCGAGAAGCGCGGATCACCTTCGCCGTTTACAGTTTTCGCTTCGAACAGAGCAGGGAAGGCCAGACGTACGTTATTGAGTTTCAATTTCATGGTGTTGTTCCTTAAATCAAATGAGGTCGTCGGCGAGCGCATCTTCGGACACGTCGTCAAAATCGTTTACAGGGTTAACGTTGAGCGCGGGGCGCGGGTCGGATTCTGGCGCGATGGTGGGCTTACCATCAGAGCGGGTTATCAGCGCTTCGACTTTCGTCCAGCGGCGTGGGCTTTCTTTCTTCAGCAGCTTTTCGGCCTGCGTCGGGCTTATCACCTTCTGGCTGTACATCTGATCCTGTTTCAGCCTGAAAGATTTCAGCAGCTCTTCGGCTTCGACTTCATTGCGCCATGCGCGGTTGCCCTGCTTACCGGTTACCAGCTTGAACCCCGGCACCGGGTGCCCGGCGTTAAGTTCGCTGTTTACCCGGTCGCGGATGGCCTTTAGCCAGGATTCGAGAAAATCCGCTTGCCCGTAGATTTCAGCCAGTTGTTCGTTGGTGAGCATCGGCACGCGCGCTATAGCACTGGTGACCAGCTCGCCGATTGGTGCTGTCAGGTCGTCGAAGTCACCGGCGACGGTTTGCATATGGAACTGCTCGCGCGCGGTACAAATGGCGCTGGCTTTACAGAACCGGCATTGCTTCTCGCCGGGCGTGAAGTTCTCCAGCGGCAGGGTATTCACGCCTTCGCATTCCGCGATGTTGAACATCACGATCACGTTTGCCGCTGCTTCCTGCGCCCGCTGGCCGAATGCCTCCAGCTCTTCCACAGATAAAGCCCATTCTGATACATGGTTCAGCCGCGGCTGATGGATGAACAGGCGTACGCTGTCAAAGTCGTACAGCAGGTTGAACTGCTCCAGCGCGCCAAGGGCATACAGCTGCAGCTGCTCGTTCTGCTTGGCGTCAACCTGCACGCCGCGGCCATATTTAAGATCGTGGATCTGCAGCTCGTTGCCGACAATGATAACGGCGTCGGCGGTACCGAATGAGTTTTCCACGCCGACAATATGCGAGAAGTCGACGCGCTGCTCGACCATAAGTTCGTTACCGTTTGCCAGCGTCCAGACTGTATCGACATAGCGGCCAACGGATTCGACCATCTCGTCGTCGACCTGCGGCCCTTTTTCGTCGTCTGGTTCTTCACTGAGTGGATACGAACCAAGGAACATTTCAACATTGCAGCCAGCGTAGTGATCCGGGTGGGTTTGGCGGTTGCGTAATACTTTTTCCGCCAACGCATGCGCTGCGGTGCCTTCCTCGGCGAAGGCGGAACTTTTATCCGGCTGCGTTGACTCAAGCGCCAGGCTACCGAGGCAGCGCATCCACCGATGCGCTGATGATGGTGCTAATCTTGCGTGAGCGTCTGGCATGGATCAGCCCTCCAGAGCTTTTTCGGCTTTGGCGATCAGATCAGCGAGGTCTTTGTCTTCCACTTCGCCCAGCTTTTTCGCGCCGAAGCTGTCCAGTATGCCGACGGCCTCAGCGCGATAACCGCCTTTGCACAGCGTTTTAATGCACTCTTCGGCCTGTTTACGCAGCGCCGCAAAATCAGTCTCTTCGCCAGCATTAGCCCCGGCATCATCACCAGTTTCGGTGCCGACTTTTGCTGCGTTTTTACGTGCGAAATCTTCCTGCAGTTGGAGGTATTCAACGCGGTTGATCTCGATATGGCCCTTTTTAAGCAGTTCGTTCAGCTTGCGTAAGGTATGGAGCTCGCTGGCGGCGGAGCCATCGACGTTCTTGCAATAGAACGGTCCGGTGCGTTCTTCAGCCTTATCACTATCGCTGCCTTTCTTCGGCTTCACTGCGTCGCGCTCGGTTGGTGCGGCGTCGAGAAGGCGCTCGGCAAAGCTGCGGCGCTCGCCGATGGTTGGCAGGTCGTCCCAATACTTAAGAACGTTGCGGGACAGGTCGAGCAGGGCAGGTTTCAGTAACGCTTTAGCGCGCTTCACGCCCTGCAGGGCGCTGTCCAGAGCATCAATTTGCACTACTCTGGCGTCGGCTTCGGCGTCGCGGTAATCAATGGCGCGCTGCAGCATTTCTTCGGTGATTTGCTGCGGTACCGGGTAGAACGCTGCCAGCGCGATAACGTCGCCGAACTGCAGATCGTCGAGCGTGAGTGCGGTTTTCGATTCGGTAACTGTTTCGCGGTACTCCTGCACCTGCGCCACGGTGTCGGCTTTAAGCGCAACGCCTGACGCCAGCGACTGCACCAGACGTTCGAGCAGTGCGATATTGCGTTCGTACAGCGAGTTTTGCTTGGTCAGCAGCTGGTTGTTCAGTTCGAGATTTTGTTCAAGGCTCATGCGGCAGTCCTCGCGATAAGAAGGATTAAGGAAACGGTCAGGCCGCACGCGAGTGCGATAGCCAGCCCGGTGATGAAATCGAAATGTTTACGGCGCCAGCGGAGCACATCGCGCCCCGTCAGCCGGTGGAGGTGTTCAGGTTTCATTGGTAGTGCTCCTTTTCGTGTCGGGGAGCGCACCCGGTGCCAGCGGGCGAGACATAGCACCTTTGCGGATGCGCTTTCCGACAGGAAAAAAGGCCCGCTATGGGAGGCGGGCAAAGACTACACACAGCAATGCAATGGATATCGGCGAGTGCCTGCTTTTAACCACATCAGGCGAGGTGGTTCTCCCTGTACCCCTACAGTGAGAAATCGTCTAATATCTCTTCACCCCTACAGTTTGAGAGTGATTAGATATGTCTGAAGAAAAAGGAATTCTTTCCCGGATAACTGAATCTTTATCCGGCGTGGGAGGCGCAATTAAAGGCGCGGTTGGAGCAGCAAGAGAAATTCAGAATCTGACTGTCGACTATGCAGTTAAAGAGAAGACGCACACCCTACTCGATAAGCTAATGGATGTTCAGATGCAGCAAATGTCGCTTCAGGAGTTGCTGATTGCGGCTAAGGAGAAAATTGTTGAACTGGAAAATGAGAAAGTAAAGCAAGAGAACTGGGCCGCTGAAGCGGCGAGCTATGAACTTTACCAGCCTATGCGAGGTACTCTGGTCTATCGCAGCAAGCTTTCTGCAGATGTTGACCAAACTCCGGTTTATATTTGTCCCAATTGCTACGAGCAAAAGAGAAAATCTATATTGCAAGCGGAAGGTCTGGTTACTAAGCCAGGTCTTGGGCGAGCCGTTAATATGGTTTGTTCGCACTGTAGGGCTTCCTATTTGTTCAACCGAAATGCTTTAGAGGCCCGACTGCCTTCTGAAGATGAAAATCCAGGGAAGGCAATCACGGATTACGATCCTTACAACCAGTAATTTCTTTAAGCGTGGGATACCTTTCCGGTAACCCAGAGTTAAAGAAACTAAGCGCCCCATCATCGGGGCGTTTCAACTTGCGTGACTTGTCAGCTCGCCGCGGTGTCGTCCTCTACGCTTACCTCGATCCCATCGGGTGCTATTTCGTTTTGCCAGGAGCACAGCGGCTTGCCTGTCACGCGGTTCTGTTTGTTAAAGAGCTCGTTAAGCTTGGTATAGATATCTTAACTTGTAATGCATAGTTAAGACCTCTAAACCGTTAAAGTCAAGAGCGGAGGTTAAGAAAAATGTACTTTTTTGCAAATAGGTAAAGAAAAGCCCGCATTTAGCGGGCTTGAGCGGAGTGCTTAATTTTTAGAGAAGAACTGAATACCAGAATACTTGCCCAATAATTTTAATCTTATTGGCATCATGGTTGAAATACTCTTCATCAGCGTATTCGTCACGGTTATACGAACGGATGCGGATACCGTCAGGCAATCTGTAGAGTAGTTTCACTCTTAGTAGTCCGTCCTGGTCAATGGCATAGACTTTACCGTCTTTGATCGACGATTTTGCCATATCCACCCCCACAACCGCACCGTCCGGGAGCACCGGCTCCATGCTATTTCCGCTAACGCTAACACATGCAGCGGACTCGATATCTACACCAGCTTTGCGCAATGTAGACTTTGCAAAACGTAATTTACAACCGGACCGATCTAAATCGACATAGGTACCGTTGCCCGCCGACAACTCAACTTCCTTGAAGAAAGGTATTTCCACCTCATCAGCCTCGAGTGGTGTATTAGAATCCCACCCAGAAAAACCGCCTTCCACTCTAGCGTTAGACTCCACAGGCTTTTTATCAGTTTCTTTTCCTGTCAGAAGCCATTCAGGTGAGACGTTTAAAGCTTCCGCTAGGTTAATCAAGTTCTTACCGTTTGGCGCGGTGTTACCAGACTCCCACATCGAAATCGTGGCTTTAGTCAGACCTATACGCTTAGCAAGAGCTTCCTGCGTCATTTTTATTTCACGGCGGGCTTTGCGAATACGTTCGTTAATCATGGTGTTACCCCTCATGTGGTTTAGTTAGCTTAACTTATTCAGGGTATCGTTTTCTTGACTTATTTGTTTAGTTTTCTTAACCTCATCTAAACTTCATCAGTCCAGGATATACGGATATGAAAAAATCAAAAGCCATAGAGCTGGCGGGCAGCAAAGCTAAACTTGCCCGACTGCTGAAAGTGTCGAAAGGTGCCGTATCACAGTGGGGTGATGAGATCCCCGAACTGCGCGCCTTACAGCTTGAAAAATTGCTTAAAAAATCTGTCTCAAAACAAAAGGCGTAACCCATGCCAGAGATTAAGAACTGGGGGGCGACGCCTGATGAATGGTTCCATTTCGATCTGGTGCTGGGCCGTACCGACCAGCTGCTGCCGGTCGTGTGCAATCCGAACGCCGCCATTTCCCCAAACAGCAAACTGAAAGCGCTGGGCAAAACGCCGAGCCTGTATAACCGCGACCGCCTGGCTACGGGTATTAAAGACTGGACAGAGCATGTCGTGACTGAGCACGACTTTGCGCGCTGGTCAAAAGAACCTGATTACGGGATTTGCGTCCGTACGGGTAACGGCTGGCTGGCGCTGGACTGCGACAGCGAAGACGCTGACGTGCAGCAAAAAATCCGCGACCTGCTCGCGCAGCTGCTGGGTGTCGCTCCGCCGCGGCGCTGGCGAGCGAACAGCAACAAATGCCTGTACCTGCTAGGCGTGGAAGGTGATTTCCGCAAACGCATTCACCGCCTCGAGGGCGATCTCGGCATTATCGAGCTGCTGGCCAATGGTCAACAATTTGTAGCCTGCGGTACGCACAGCAGCGGCGCCCGTATCGAATGGGGTAACGAGCTGCCGGATGAACCGCCGGCGGTGACGACTGACCAGCTCGAAACGCTGTGGCAGCAGCTGGCCGACGTTCTCCCTGTATCAGTCACCACCGAAGCGGGAAGCAGCAAGATGCGCGACCGCTCAACCTTCACACCCGGCGCCACCGACGAAACGGCGGAATACCTGGACGCCAACGGCTGGACTCTGCTGGATGGTACCAACGGCGAGCGTTACATCCGCTGCCCGTTCGAAGACGGACATAGCACCGGCGGCGACCCGACCAGTACGGTTTACTTCCCGGCGGGGACCGCTGGCTTTGACCTCGGGCATTTCAAGTGCCTGCACGCCAGCTGCGCCCACCGCAACGATGGTGATTACCTGAACGCTATCGGCATCCGCAACGACGATTTCGAAGACCTCACCGCGGGCGAGGAGGGTGATAAGCCTGAATTTGTGGATATCAATACCGACATGACCAGCCACTTCCTTGACCGTTTCATTTACGTCATCGAAGGCGATCAGGTGTGCGACCTCAGCCGGCCGCCGTACCAGTGCATGATGGATATGAAATCGTTCAAAAATCTGATGGCACCGTACCAGTTCCCGCCAGAAGGGAAGGGCCAGCCTATCCCGGCGACAAAACGCTGGATTGAGCATCGCCATAAAAAGATCGCCGAGACTACGGGTTATAAGCCCGGGTCGGGCCGTATTATTGAACGCTTCGACGGCCGGTTTGAAATTAACGAGTTCTACATGCCTGAGCATCCGCGCACGCAGGACGCGAGTAAGGTGTCCACGTTCCTTAACCATATGGCGTATCTGGTCCCTGATGCCTGGCAGCGTGAATTCTTCATCGCGCGCCTGGGTTGGATGGTACAGCGTCCTGAGCGCCGTTGCCCGATCTCTATTCTGCATGTTGCGACAGCACATGGTACAGGCAGGGGATGGGTCAGCCAGTTGATGGAGCGTGTTCTCGGCCCGTGGAACTGCGCCCGTACACGCATGAAGATCCTGTGCGATAACCAGTTCCATGATTATCTGTACAACACGTTGCTTTGCACCATTGATGAGGTACGCGAGAACGACAAGCGCTATGAGGTCAACGATAAGATCCGAGACGTGCTGACCGAACCACGCTTCGAAGTTAACCGAAAATACGGCAGCAAAAAGACAATGGACATCTATACCGGCTTCCTGTTCTACACCAACCATTTCGATGCGCTGGCGCTGCCGGAGGAAGACCGCCGTATTGCCGTGCTTGGCGGCCCTGACTTCGCCGCCAGCGAAGAGCACTACGCAAGCCTGTACGGCGCGCTCAGCGACAGCGACTTTATCGCGCAGGTGTACTGGTACCTGATGGGCGTTGACCTGTCCCGCTTCAACTGGCAGCGCGCGCCCGAAACCAAAGAGCGCCAGCTGATGATTGAAAGCAATAAGAGCGACGTGGAAGCTGCCCTTATCGAAGTCCTGGACAATCCGCCGGCGCCGGCAATGACCTATCAGCAGATTGTTAATGCGATATTAGCAGAAGCGGGAATGGATGTAGAAATTAACCAGAAGCATATAACCCGCATATTGAAAGAAAGAACAAAGCGCGAAGCAGTGAAGTTAAAAATAGACGGATTAACCGTTCGTATGTGGTTACTTGCAAAAAATAGCGAATTCAGCAACGAAGAATTACGCGAAATATATAAAACTTGCGATGTTTTGCAATCTGGATTGTAAAAAGGTGGCAGCAAGGTGGCAGATAAACGGTTAACTGCCACCTGATAAAGTCCAGTTAAATCAACGGATAAATGTAAATAGGTGGCAGGTGGCAGCAGAAATTAAAACTATATACGCGAGAATTTATATTTTATGTATTATAAGATCTCTTATGTATATAGAACTAAAACTAACTGCCACCTGCCACCCGAAATAGGTTCAAGCCTTATGCGACGCGCGTTTCAGGAGGTGGCAGATAGCTATTTAAGTGCCACCTATCTGCCACCTCGAAAATAAACGTGCAGAAATTTTCAAATAACGAAATGGGGAATCCGAACATGCAAAATAATACAAATTTAACGTTCACAAAGAACGCAAGAGGACAAATCGAATCCACGATTACCAATGTCCTTACGGCAATCCGGTCGCCTGAATTCTGCGGAATGCAATTCCGACGGGGTGAAGAGGTTGAATGCGCTCCCGCCGGGTCTGATGCATGGCGCAATATGTGTGATTCGGACATAACCGAATTGCGCATAACACTGGAAAAACAAGGCTTTAAGCAAGTTGGAAAGCGCGTTGTTATTCGCGCAGTCAAATTGGTTGCTTTTGAGAATAACAACGGACCACTGGAGTTCTGACACCAGGGCAAATGCAGCACGTTAAAATTTTCAAGTAGTAAAACGTAGAGGTCAGAGCTATGCGCAATATTCAACAAGTTTTAGAAAGATGGGGCGGATGGGCAGCCCAGGACAATACCGCGGTGAGCTGGGCGCCAGTCGCAGCCGGATTTAAAGGTCTGGTAGCGCCAGGCACGACAACGCGCCTTTCATGCTGCGATGACGATGGTCTGGTCATTGACGCCTGCGTGTGCCGTCTGCAGCAGGTGCGTAAGCCAGAGGAACTGGATGTCATCATGCTGTATTACGTCCACGGACTAACAAAACGCGAAATAGGGCGCCGCCGGCGCTGTTCTGAGGGCTTCATCCGTCAGCAGCTACAGGTTGCGGAGGGCTTCATCGAGGGGTGTCTCTGTATGCTGGGCGTTGGTCTTCATATGGACCCCGAGGTGGAAATTAAAAGGGATGAAAAAAGTATTAGTGCGCTACGCAAAAACTGCGCTACGCTGGTATGAGTTGAATTTCTGACCTCAACGAAGAGCCCCAAACCACTGGGGCTTTTTTCTTACCCGCTTTTCGGGAAAAGTTAATAAAACACGGCTTTCGTAGTGAAAAAACGATATGCAATTTGCACCCTGTTTTATGCACGATTTATTCACTCATTTTTGTACGTTACAAATCACTTCGCCCGCATAAATACGGCTTTCACTGCAAATCAGCGGTGAGTGCCGATCGCGTAGTTCCGATAACGTACATTATGTTAAATCAGGCCGTTTTTTAACAAATTTAACAAGGCTCGCTTAGGCGGGCCTTTTCCGTTTACAGCGCCCCGATAACTTCGGAGGTGGAGACTATGAAAATGCCAAACACACCGCATGGGTGGGCAGACATTAGCGAAATGCTGGCGTCCTGGTGGCGCGGTGACGTGCCGATCGGCGGCGTCATCATGGCGATCGTGATGGCGGTCCTCCGAATGGCCTATTCAGGCAGCAGCTGGAAAGAAACCTTTTTCGAAGGTCTTATGTGCGGCGCGCTGGCGCTGACAACGTACTCAGCACTGGACTACCTGGACGTGCCAAAAACGCTCACGGTGGGAATTGGTGGCTTCATCGGCTTCATCGGCGTGAAAAAGCTCAGCGCTTTCCTGTCCAACTATGTCGGCAATCGGTTCGGGGGCGGCAATGCAGGAAATTAATAAGCAACGCCGGGCTTTTCTGGACATGCTCGCATGGTCTGAAGGCACCGACAGGCAAGGGCAACCAACCAGAAACGACGGCTATGACGTCATCGTAGGCGGGACGCTCTTCTCCGATTACAGCGACCACCCCCGGAAACTGGTCAGTCTTCCGAAGCTGGGTATCAAATCCACCGCCGCGGGGCGCTATCAGCTGCTGGCTAAGTGGTGGGATGCATACCGCAAGCAGCTTGGTCTGAGAGATTTCTCCCCGGCGTCGCAGGACCAGGTAGCGCTGCAGCAAATCAGGGAGCGTGGGGCGCTGTCGCTTATTGATAACGGGCAGATTCGGCAGGCCATAGATCGCTGCAGCAACATCTGGGCTTCGCTCCCGGGCGCGGGCTACGGTCAGTTTGAGCACAAGGTGGAGGATCTGATCGCAAGGTTTAAAGCCGCTGGCGGCCACGTTGCGGACATCCCGGCATGACAGCACAAGCAATCGTCGAACTGGTGAAAAAGTTATGGCTTCCGGTAGTCCTTACGGTACTCATCGCCGCGCTGGCGATATCGGCCAGCTACTACAAACGTGACGCGCGGAACGAGGCCAAAAGGGCGGATACCGCAGAGCAGCAGGTAAACGCAGCGCAGACCATCACAGCCAACGTTCTGACCACAATGACCATCTTCAATTCCATCTCGGAGGCCAATCAGCATGCCAAAGAGCAGATCGCACTGGACGCATCGGGAGCCTCGGCAGATATCAAAGTGGCTGTTGCGAATGATGATTGCGTTAATCGCTCTGTGCCTTCTGGCGCAGTTAAGCGGCTGCAGCAATATGCAAACGGTCTACGTCAAAGCTCCAGTGGTGCCGCTCCCGGTCAGCCTGACGGCTGACACTCCGCAACCGGCAGTCCCTGACAACCTGACGTGGGGGCAAAGTCTGGATTTGAATGTCAGTCTGCTGTCGGCGCTGGGGCAGTGCAACCGGGATAAAGCCGACATCAGGCAAGCGGAGAAACAACGAGCCAACTGATAACAGGAACAGAACTATGGCAAAAATCAAATGGCCTAAGGTACCAAGATTCTTTGTACCGCTGTTCCATTGCGCCAATGTCTATCTCTGCCGAAGCAAAGAGGAATGGGTACAGGCCGAAAGTGCACTTGGTGTTCCGCTGGCTGACATTTCCATGCTCAATGGTATATGCCAGCATTTCGTCAATGAAGCCGCAGGCGAGAATCTTTACCTGATTGGCGTCTTCGATAACCGCATTTCGACGCTGGTCCATGAGTGTGCACATGCAACGTTCTACTGCTGCCACGATGTTGGTGTGACCGTCGATACTGGCGAAGCAAACGAAACCTATTGCTATCTCCTGGACCGAATGGTTAGCGAATTCCTGCCTCATATCGGGGACGCGGCCCCTGAATAGCTATTACAGAAGTCCTTTCCAGAGGGGCTTCGATAATGGCTTTATCCCAACGACTGGAGCCAATCATGGCGATTACCGAAATGACTGAATTGCAGGCTATGAACCTCGAGATCTTCCGACTGGTTCAGAGCGATACCGCAGCGGCCGAGAAGGCGATCACCTTCATCGGCGGTGACAAACTGAAATATGAGCTGTTCAAGGACGGCTACACCCGTGCTATGGGCGAAACTGGCGTTGTGGCTCGTGCTGATAAAGCGATCCGCACAGCTGAGGAAGCGCTGGACCTGTTCCAGACTCCAACCTCGTGAGGTGAGACATGAGCAACAAATGGCCGATCTTTACTGGTAATAACACGCAGGTCAACGCGGTAAAAATCAGCGCTATCCATCAGCAGGACAACGGCTACGGCGTTATTACGCCAGAGGGCGGTTACCCTGCGGTTACTGTTACCGATGGCTTTATGCGTGACTGGAAGCCGGTTGTTGGCGGGTATCTGGTACAGGACGCCAGCGGACAGCTGGTGTTCATGTCCGCCGCTAGTTTCGAAGCGCAGTACACACCCGGCGGCGGTGGGGATATCACCTCCGCAGATATTACCGATGCTACAACAGTAGGTAAGCAGGTTCTTACCGCAGCTAACCAGGCGGCGGCACGTACAGCAATCGGTGCTGGCACGTCAAATCTGGCGTTAGGCACCACGGCAAGTACTGCGCTGGCAGGCAACGGTACGGCTGCTGCGGCTACCAAACTGGCAACAGCGTGCACGATTACCCTGACAGGCGCGGTTACAGGCTCTGCGAGCTTTGACGGCACCGGCAACATTTCTATTGCAACTACCGCAGGCGCGTAAATCTTCGTGTTCTGTGAGACAGGAAAATTAAATGACCATGAAACTTAAAGCAAAGCACGAAGTGTTTTGTCGCGAGTTTCTGGTCGATCTCAACGCCACTCAGGCGGCAATTCGTGCAGGTTATTCCGCCAGTCGTGCGCACGTCACCGGCGCCGAACTCTATGGTAAGCCCGATATACGAGCCCGCATTGACGAGTTAAAGCGAGAGCGTATCGCGCACCTGGGCATTGACGCCAACTACGTGTTGCTGCGGCTGGTAGAGATTGACCAGATGGATGCGGCGGACATCTTCAACGGCGACATGAGCCTTAAGCCGATTATCGACTGGCCGCCAGTATGGCGCCGCTATCTGAGCGGGTTCGACCTTGCCGAAATGTTCGAAGGCCGTGGCGATGACCGGGAAATGATCGGCTTCCTGAAGAAGGTCAAGTGGCCTGACAAGGTCAAAAACCTCGAACTGATTGGCAAGCATATCAGCGTGCAGGCCTTTAAAGACAAGATTGAGACTGAGGACGTGACCCCGCCAGCGAATCGCGAGGTACGCCAGTCACGCATTAAGGAGCTACTCAGCCGTGGTAAGCGCAGCGATTGACATCGACGACCTGACCGACGAGGAGCAGGCCGAACTGCTCGCATTGTTGGAAGAGGAAGACGAGTATCGCCGCACTCACTTGCTCTATGAATACAGCCCATATGCCAAACAGCGGGAATTTCTGGACGCTGGCGGCGACTTCACCGAACGCTGTTTCATGGCCGGCAACCAGTTGGGAAAATCCTTCACTGGTGGTGCAGAGGTTAGTTTCCATCTTACCGGTAGGTATCCGGGTAGCGCAGGATATCCGGATGATGGCGCCTATAACGGCGACTGGCGGGGCCGCCGGTTCAACGAGCCGGTGGTGTTCTGGGTTGGCGGCGAGACAAACGAAACCGTCACCAAAACCACACAGCGCATTCTCTGCGGTCGTATCGAAGAGAACGACGAGCCAGGCTACGGCCTGATCCCGAAAGAAGACATCATCAGCTGGAAGAAATCGCCATTCTACCCTAACCTGGTCGATCACCTACTGGTGCGCCATCATGCGCCGAACGGCGTAGAAGATGGCATTTCTATCTGCTATTTCAAACCGTATTCGCAGGGGCGCCAGCGCTGGCAAGGGGACACCGTGCATGGTGTCTGGTTCGACGAAGAGCCACCCTATGCGATCTACTCTGAAGGACTGACGCGTACCAACAAATACGGTCAGTTTTCACTGCTGACATTCACCCCACTGATGGGGATGTCACAGGTCGTTGAAAAGTTCATTAAGAACCCTAGCAAGGCGCAAAAAGTGGTCACGATGACCATTCATGATGCTGAGCACTACACCGACGAAGAACGAGAGCGGATCATCGAGTCATATCCCGAGCACGAGCGAGAGGCTCGCGCTAAGGGCATTCCGACGATGGGCAGCGGGAGAATATTCCAGATCCCTGAAGAAACTCTCAAATGCCAGCCGTTCGCATGCCCTGACCACTTCTACGTTATCAATGGTCAGGACTTTGGCTGGGACCACCCTCAGGCGCATATACAGCTCTGGTGGGATAAAGACGAGGATGTGTTCTATCTGGCTCGCGTGTGGAAAAGGAGCGAGAAGACCGCAACGGAAGCCTGGAGCGCCGTTAAGGCCTGGTCAACCCGTATCCCTGTAGCGTGGCCGCACGACGGGCATCAGCACGAAAAAGGCGGTGGGGCACAGCTTAAGACGCAGTATTCCGATGCGGGTTTCCTGATGTTGAAAGAGCATGCAACTTTCGCTGAAGGTGGCAATTCCGTTGAATCCGGTCTTATCGAACTCCGCGACCTTATGCTGGAAGGGCGATTCAGGGTGTTCAACACCTGTGAACCTTTCTTCGAAGAGTTCCGTCTCTATCACCGCGACGAGAACGGCAAGATTTCGAAGACAAATGACGATGTTATTGATGCTGTGCGCTATGCCTACATGATGCGCCGCTTTGCGCGGATGATGCGTGATATCAGGAAGCCAAAAGAGAAAAAAATCCCAGCGCCAATTCGGCCGATCCAACGTCCCACGAGGTAGATGATGGCTGACAACGACAAGCAGCAGGACAGGCTGCAAACCATCCTGACGGTCTTCGATCGGGATTGGATGTCAAGCGACGAAGCCAGAACCGAAGCGACTAACGACTTGTATTTTGCACGTGTTAGTCAGTGGGATGACTGGCTGAGTCAATACACAACGCTACAGTACCGCGGGCAATTCGATGTTGTCCGCCCGGTAGTGCGTAAACTGGTTGCAGAAATGCGCCAGAATCCGATTGATGTTCTATACCGCCCGAAAGATAAAGCCGACCCGAACGCGGCCGATGTGCTAATGGGCATGTATCGCACCGATATGCGCCACAACACGGCCAAAATTGCCGTTAACGTGGCCGTGCGCGAACAGATTGAGGCTGGCGTCGGAGCCTGGCGTCTGGTTACCGAACATGAGGACCAGGACCCGACCAGCAATAACCAAGTTATCCGCCGTCTGCCGATCCACGAAGCGTCCTCCCACGTCATCTGGGACAGCAACGCCAAGCAGATGGATAAGAGCGACGCCCGGCACGTGACGGTTATCAACGCCATGAGCATGGAAGGCTGGAAAAGCTATGCCGAAGATAACGGGTTCGACCCTGATGATATTCCTGACTTCCAGAATCCAGACCAGACATGGTTATTTCCCTGGCTGACAAAGGATGTTGTCTACGTCGGCGAGTACTACGAGGTTGAGGAGAAGAAAGAGGCCGTTTTCATCTATCAGGATCCGCTGACAGGCGAACCGGTAAGCTACTTCAAGCGTGACATCGCGAATGTTATCGACGACCTCGCCGAGCGCGGCATGCAGAAAATCGCCGAGCGCAAGGTTAAGCGCCGCCGTGTTTATAAGTCGATTATCACGTATTCATGCATCCTGAAAGACCGTGAACTCATCGCCGGTGAGCATCTGCCTATCATCCCTGTTTATGGGGAATGGGGTTTTGCAGGTGATAAAGAGGTCTACGAGGGCGTCGTCCGGCTGACAAAAGACGGTCAGCGCCTGCGCAACATGATCATGTCGTTCAACGCGGACATTGTCGCCCGGACGCCGAAGAAAAAACCTTTCTTCTGGCCGGAGCAGATCGCCGGTTACGAGTACATGTATAGCGGGCAGGATGATTTCCCGTACTACCTGCTGAACCGTACCGACGAGAACGGCGGCGATATTCCGCCGCAGCCTCTCGGCTATATGGACAACCCGGAGGTGCCGCAGGCTAACGCCTATATGCTCGAGGCAGCGACCAATGCGGTGAAAGAAGTCGCGACGCTCGGCGTCGATACCGAGGCCGCTGGGGGAACGTAGCGTTCGATACGGTCAACCAGCTGAACATGCGCGCAGACATGGAAACCTATGTGTTTCAGGATAACCTCGCAACAGCGATGCGCCGTGATGGTGAGGTTTACGCCGCGATGGTCAACGACCTCTATGACGTGCCGCGTACGGTTCTGATGACGCTCCCTGACGGCAGCGAAAAGGACGTGCAGTTGCTGACGCAGGTTGTGGATTACCGGACGGGTGAGGTCGTCACGTTGAACGACATCCGCGGGCGGTATGAAACCTATACCGATACCGGGCCTTCGTTCCAGAGCATGAAATCGCAGAACCGGGCGGAAATCCTCGACCTGCTAGCCAAAGTCCCGCAGGGAACGCCTGAGTTCCAGATGCTGCTCCTGCAGTACTTCACGCTGCTGGATGGCAAGGGCGTCGAGATCATGCGCGAGTATGCCAATAAGCAGCTGGTGCTGATGGGACTGAAACAGCCAGAGACGGAAGAAGAGCAGCTGGCAGTGATGCAGGCACAACAGCAGCAAGGCCAGCCGGACGCCGCAATGGTGCAGGCACAGGGTGTTCTGTTGCAGGGGCAGGCAGACCTGCAGAGAGCGCAGAATGATCAGGCGAAAATCCAGGTCGAGGCGTTCAAAGCTCAGACCGATGCGCAGGTTTCTGCTGCGCGTGTGGTCGAGATACTGGCATCTGCCGATAGTACGAAAAAACAAGACGTGATCGCTGCGCTTAAACTGCTCGGCGATTTCCAGACGAAGCAGGGCGATAGCGCCCGCGCTGACGCTGAGCTTGTCCTCAAAGGGCAAGACCAACTCCATTCCCGCCGCATGGATTTAACCAATCTGCTGCGGCAAGCAAATCAACCCTCCGGCGGAGCAGCCGAGATTCCTCAATAGCGAGAGATTAAATCATGACCGATACCATCAATATTCAGGCAACTGAAGAGCAAAACCTGCCCGTCACCCAGCAGGCGGCACCTGCGGATGATCAGCTGACCGACAATGCCAACGGCAGCGAAGGCCAGGAAAGCGGCTTTGATATTGTCCTGAAAGACGATGAGGCAAAACCCAAGCAGGACCCGGCGACAAATGCCCATTTCGCCGCCAAACGCATCGAGCGCAAGCGCCAGCGCGAGCTTGAACAGCAGATGGAGGCGGTGAGCCGTGGCGAACTGCCAGACGACCTGCGCGTGGCGCCTGAACTGCCGCCACAGCCGGATATTAACCAGTATTTGTCCGACGACGGCCTTGCCAAATACGACTACGACCAGAGCCGGGCGCTTGCCGCTTTCAACGCTGCCAATACCGAATGGCTGATGAAAGCGCAGGACGCCCGCAGTAATGCCGTAGCCGAACAGGGCAAGAAAACTCAGGCGTTCACGCAGCAGTCAGCCGTTTATGTGGATGCAGCTCGTAAACACTACGACGCGGCCGAAAAACTAAACCTGCCGGATTACCAGGCGAAAGAGGATGCTTTCCGCTCAATGCTCGCTCCGGGCATCGATGCGGAGATTATGGCGTTGTTCCCTGAAAAATCCGCAGCGATTTTCTACCACCTGGGTGCAAACCCGGAGAAGGCGCGCAGCATCCTGAGCCTGCCGCAAACGCAGGCCATTATCGAGCTGACCCGACTGTCAGACCGTTTAACTCTCAAACCACGCGGTAAGCAAATCTCTGGCGCACCGGCGGTAGATGAACCTGTTCAGGGGCAGTCTGCCGCCGCGAACCGTGACGCGCTTCAGAAACAGATGGAGGCGGCCGCCAGTAAAGGCGATACCGCGACTTACCGCATGCTGAAACAAAAGCTTAAGGAACTCAAATAATGTCTCTCAATGAAGGCCAAATGATCACCTATGCGGTGGACGAAATTGTCGAAACCGTAGAAAACCTGACGCCTATGGCGCAGAAGACCAATAAGTATGATCCTCCGTCGCCATCCATGCAGCGTTCCGGCAACACGTTCTGGTTGCCGGTTGAGCAGGAAGCGCCAACTCAGCCGGGATGGGATCTGACAGGCAAAGCCACTGATGTGCTGGAATTGTCGGTGAAGTGCAACATGGGTGAACCTGATAACGACTTTTTCCAGTTACGTGCTGACGATCTTCGTGACGAACGTTCTTACCGTCGCCGCATCCAGGCGTCTGCTAAAAAACTGGCAAATAACGTTGAAAAAGCGATCGCACAGCAGGCGGTTGATATGAGTTCACTTGTTGTCACTAATCCTCAACCTATTGGTACCGCGGCTGGTAGCGGTTGGGATTTCGTGGCAGATGCTGAAGAAATTATGTTTGCTCGCGAGCTAAATCGTGATGCGGGCCTGTCCTACTTCTTCAACAGTAAGGACTATAAAAACGCCGGCCATGATCTGGTTAATCGCGACATGTTCGGCCGCATCCCTGAAGAAGCATATAAAAACAGCACTATTCAGCGTCAAGTGGCGGGCTTCGATGACGTGCTGCGCTCTCCTAAACTGCCAACTCTTGCGGCTTCAACTGCAACGGGGCTCACTGTAGCTGGTGCTCAGAAGTTTAAACCTGAAGCCTGGCGCCTTGATGCCGATGGCAACAAAGAGAACGTCGATAACCGTGTTGCAACTGTCACTTTGAGCGCAGGTACAGGCCTGAAGCGTGGCGATAAGATCTCCTTTGCGGGGGTGAAATTCCTGTCTCAGATGGCTAAAAACGTGCTGACCCACGATGCAACCTTCACCGTTGTTGCAGTGAACGGCGCCAATGTAACTATCGCACCGAAACCTGTGGCGTTGGATGATACTTCCCTGACTGCAGCGGAACGCGCCTACGCGAACGTCAATACCTCTTTAGCGGACACGATGGCGGTGAACATCCTGAACGTGAAAACTGCGGAAACGAACGTGTTCTGGGCAGATGATTCTATCCGTCTGGTATCTCAGCCAATCCCGGCTAACCACGAGCTGTTTGCCGGTATGAAAACCCAGTCGTTCGCCATCCCAGGTGTAGGTATTAACGGTATCTTCGCGACGCAGGGCGATATTTCGACTCTGACCGGTAAATGCCGTATCGCACTGTGGTATGCAGCGTGCGCGGTCCGACCGGAAGCGATCGGCGTTGGTCTGGCAAATCAGACCGCTTAACCAACTTAAAAGGGGGCTTCGGCCCCCTTTTTCTTTGTTGAGGATTGACCATGTCCCAGATGATTTACAAGCGTGGTGGCGACACGTTGGTGTGGGGGCTGCGAGCCCACGTAAAAGTAATCGAGGCCGACGAACTAGAAGCCCACCAGGCGGAAGGTTGGCTGGACCACCCGTCAAAATTGTTTGAGCCAGAGCCAGAGCCAGAGCCAGAGCCGGTAGCTAAGAAGCCCCGCAAGAGAAAGGCAGTAACTGACGCTGACAGTGCGGACGCGCTAATTTAACCACGGTAGGCGGTGACCATGAATCTCACGACTAAAGGCGATCTGGTACTCGCCGCTTTGCGCAAAATAGGCATCGCCTCTAACGCCACACTGACAGATGTTGAACCACAGTCTGTAGAAGATGGTGTTAACGACCTTGAAATGATGATGGCGGAGTGGCGGGAGGATCCTGCGGTCGGTATCGATATCGGATATCAGTTTGCTGCTGAAGGCGAACCGGCGATGGATGGTGATGACCACGGATTGAAAACCGCACACCTTAGCGCGGTTTATCACAATCTGGCTCTGCGTATTGCACCCGATTACGAGGTCGGGCCTTTGCAAAAAGTAGTGACCACCGCGCGCTACGGTAAGGAGCTGCTGGTCAAATCCTCGGCGTTGAAGCGGGCCAAAAAAGTATACCGCGACGCCGGGTACCCAAACCGGATGCCGATCGGCTCTGGCAACCGCATTCCGACCTATAACGGTCACCATTATTTCCATCGTAAAGGTGATGACGATGCCGACTCTTCCTCTGGCTAAAGGCCTTGGTAAAGACTTCCGCAACGCGGATTACGTCGACCTCTTACCAGTTAATATGCTGGCAACACCGAAAGAAGTGCTTAACGCGGCCGGGTATCTCCGTTCTTTTCCGGGGGTAGCCAAAAAAGCGGATGTTGCGGGGCTGTCTCGCGGGGCGGAGTACAACACTGTGCAGAACGTTGTTTACCGCGTTGCCGGTGGCAAGCTGTATAAGGGCACCAACGAACAAGGAAGCGTATCGGGAAGCTCTCGGGTAAGTATGGCGCATAGCGCGACCAGCCAGGCCGTGGCTGCCAATGGTGTCATGAATCTGTATCGTTACGACGGGACGGTAAAAACACTGGAGAACTGGCCTGAGACGGTCGGTGATGTCTCTTATGCTCAGTACGAAATCGGTAGTATACGTGACATTTGCCGAGCTCGTGGGCGTTACGTGTGGGTTAAAGACGGAACGCAGACATTTGGGGTTACTGACCTGGAAGACGAATCGCATCCTGATCGGTTTCGCCCTTTTTACAGCGCAGAGTCGCAACCAGATGGCATTCTTGGCTGTGGGGTGTGGCGTGATTTTGTGGTGATGTTCGGCTCAAGCACCATAGAGTATTTTTCGCTTACCGGCGCTGCCGATAGTACCTCCGCGATATATGTTTCTCAGCCGTCGTTAATGTTGCAGAAGGGTATTGCAGGTACGTACTGCAAAACCGAGTTTGCGGATACTTTTGCATTTATTAGTCATCAATCCACTGGAGCGCCATCGATTTACCTCATCAACAGCGGGCAGGCTACAACGATCGCCACGTCTACTGTTGAGAAAGTACTTCGTGAGTATACCGCGGGTGAACTGGCCTCAGGCGTACTCGAAACAGTGAGGTTCGACAGCCACGAATTGCTTATCGTTCATCTCCCGCGGCACGTGCTGTGCTACGACGCGGCAGCCAGCCAGAATGGGCCCCAGTGGTGCATTCTCAAAACCGGGCTGTTCAATGATGTGCACCGAGCGATTGATTACATGTTTGAGGGTAATCAGATCACTACCGGTGACAAAACCGAGCCGGTACTCGGCACCTTGCAATTTGACTCCTCAGCGCAGTACGACAAACAAGCAGAACACCTGTTATTTACACCGATGTTCAAGGCTAACAACTCCCGGGTATTTGATTTCGAGCTGGAAGCCGCAACTGGAGTTTCACAGTACGCAGAACGGCTGTTTATCTCTGCAACGGCGGACGGCTCAAATTATGGCCGCGAGCAGATGATCGACGCCAATGCGCCTTTCGTGTACGACAAGCGCGTGCTGTGGCGCCGTATTGGTCGAGTGCGTAAAAACATCGGCTTTAAAGTGCGTGTGATAACTCGGTCTCCGGTAACACTGAGCGATTGCTCAGTAAGGATTGAGTAATGGCCGACGATGGTCTCAAAAATCCTGTAACGATCCAGGCTTCGCGTATAGATGCAACTCTCCTGCCTCGTAATATTTTCTCCCAACCATACCTTCTGTATGTCGTCCAACAAGGTACCGACTTAGGAAATGTCGCCGGCAAGGCTAATGAAGCCGGTCAGGGGGCCTGGGATGCGCAGGTTAAAAATGATGAGCAAGACCTGGTACTTGCGGACCATGAAACAAGGTTAGAGGCGGCAGAGGCGACGCTCATTAATCATGAGCAGCGTATTACCGCCGCAGAAGCCACGCTAGCAGACCACGAACAACGCATATCTGCCGCCGAGGCTGAACTCGCTGACCACGAGACCCGTATTTCGGCTAACGAAGCGGAGCTGACGGACCATGAACTGCGCATAGCGCAAAACGCCAATGATATCTCCGCTTTAGACCGCCGTCTGGACATCGCAGAAAGCGACATCTCCACACTGGAGGCTAATGCGGTATCGAAAGCTGTTTCAACCAGTCAATCAGTGCAGGCTACTGGCGGGTCGTTTCTCGTCGGGAATGTGCCAGTGCCTACGACTGACAAGCTGCAGGTGGGCGGCAGTCTCAACGCCAGCGTTTCGTACAAAGTGGCGGGATTGCAGGTCCTTGGCGCTCGTCAGACAGGCTGGACTGCCGCTACCGGTACGGCGAACAAAGGGGCGTTCGATGCTGACCAGGTATTTACCGTTGGTGCTACCTATTCGCAAACAGAAGTTCAGGCTTTAGCGAATGCGCTGAGAGCAGAACGCCAGCGTACCAAGGCGCTGGAAGATGCAATGAGGGCCCACGGGTTAATCGACTGATGGAAATTAAGCTGATAGACAACCCGGTGCGGTTGCAGTCGTTCCTGAACGACCAGGCCAACACCGGCAACATCGTCGACGATGGCGATCGTTACTTCATCAAACCGGATGCGGTTTACCTTGGTGTTTATGAGGGGGTGACACTGGTCGGCGTGCACGAAGTACGAAATTTCTGGCACAGCGTCGTCGAATGCCACGCCATCTACGACCCGGGTTTTCGGGGTAAATATGCTCTCAACGGTCATAGGCTTTTCTGTAGATGGCTGCTGGCTAATTCTCCTTTCACTAACAGCATAACGATGGTCCCTGATTCGACCAAATATGGTCGCGCGATCATTCGACTACTGGGCGCAACCCGAGTCGGCCATCTTGATGACGCCTATATCAGTAACGGTAAGCCCGTCGGAATCACTCTCTATCAATTGCCTCGCTCGAAATATGAGGAACTCTTAAATGCTAATTCATCAGATTGCCAATAAGCACCTCAACAAAGCTGTGTATCAAAAGGGTGGTGATGGCGGTGCCGGCGCGCAGGCAGATGCAACAAAAGATGCAACAAAGCTCCAGCGTGAGATTTGGCAGACGAACATGCAGAACCTTGCTCCGTTCACGCCACTTGCACAGCAGTATATTAGCCAACTACAAAATTTATCTTCACTCGGCGGCCAGCAGCAAGCTCTGGGTGAGTATTACAACTCAGGCCAGTTCAAAGATCTTGCTAACCAAGCGCGCTATCAGCAGCTTGCATCTGCTGAAGCAACCGGGGGTTTGGGCTCAACGGCAACCAGCAACGGGCTAGCGACAATCGCGCCTATGCTTGGGCAGAACTGGTTAACTGGCCAGATGAACAACTACCAAAATCTGGCGAACATCGGCCTTGGCGCGTTGCAGGGGCAGGCTAACGCTGGTCAGTCCTACGCAAACAACACCGGGCAACTACTACAGCAGCAAGCGGCTCTCTCGGCGGCCAATGCTAACAGACCATCAAAGCTTGGAGGTGCACTCCAAGGGGCGGCAGCGGGTGCAGCGGTAGGTACTGCAATTATGCCGGGATGGGGGACAGCTATCGGGGCGGGCGTTGGTGCCCTTGGTTCACTATTTTAAGGATCTGATATGGCGACATGGCAGCAAGGCAATGCCGGTGGGTTGCTGGCTGGCATTGGCACGAATAATACGAACGCCCCACAGGCTAGCGATGCAAATACCGCGTTAAGCCTTATTCGCGACAATAACGATCGTGCGCGTGCGGGGGAGAACAACCTCGGCATGCAGCTGGCGGGAGCCGCGGGCTCAATTTTCAATAGTTATAAGCAAGGCGAACAGTTCCAACGTCAGAAGGCATTCCAGCAGGAGTATGCGAACGCGTACGAATCAGGCGATCGCGGAGCAATGCGCGGGCTCGTAGCTAAGTACCCGGAACAGTTCGAAGCGGTTCGTAATGGCATGGGCTTTATCGATGAAGACCAGCGCAATACCGTCGGTAGCCTGGCGGCGTCGGCGAGACTGGCCTCCCAAAGTCCCGAAGCGATGGGGCAGTGGCTACAGAAAAATGCGGGTGATCTAACTCGTGTCGGGGTTAACCCTTCTGATGTAGCGCAGATGTATCAACAGAACCCTGCTGGTTTTGGTCAGTTCGTTGATCATTTGGGAATCGCTTCGCTCGGTCCGGATAAATATTTTGACCTGCAAGCAAACCATGCCAAATTGCAGCAACAAGGACAGTACCTGCAAGGGCAATTAGCGCTTGGTCAGCAACGTCTGCAGCAGCAAACTGCCTATCAACAGGGGCAACTGAACCTGACAGCTCAGAAGAACCAGGCGGATAACGCCAACAAGCAGCTGGAGTTGAGTTTGAAAGCAGGCGAGAACAGCGCGAAATCTCAGGCAGCCCAGCAGGCAGCTGTACAGAAAATGCAGGATTACGTTGGCGCACATCAGAGTAATGTTAATAACGTCTCCAGCATGTACGACACTGTAAATCAGGTAAAAGCTATTTCGCCTGAGGTCTTCGACCGCGTGTTTGGATTTGGCGGTACGGTTAACTCCCGGATCCCAGGTTCAGAGTCGGCAGATGCATGGTCCAAAATCGAGCAGATGCAGGGACAGGCGCGCCTGATGGGGGTAATCGGTATGAAAGGTTCCGGCCCGGTGTCCGACTCTGAGGGGCAAGCCGCGGCGCGTGCGTTCCTGGCGATTAACCAGAACATGTCGCCAAAAGCTGCACGTGCGGCGATTGATAACTGGCAGAAGGTGCTGCAACGGCAAACTGCTTACCTGCAGAAGCAACAGCCAATGGTCGATACCTACCAACGGAAAATCGATACGTTTAACTCTGGCCTGAGTGGTACACCTACTACACCTCGCGCAGGGCAGACTGAGGGCGGTTATACGTTCATCGGTGGCGACCCAAGTAATCCTAACAGCTGGAGAAAGAACTAATGGCGGGTCCTTGGGAGAAATATCAAAGCACGCCAACGGAAACTTTGCCTTCTGAAGGGCCGTGGGCCAAATACCAACAACAGCGGACCGAACAGTCGCCACCGCAAACAGGTGGCGATATTGTTTCTGCTGCTGAGCAGCGTTTTGGACTTCCCGCAGGGTTATTAGGCGCAGTGATCAGCAAAGAAAGCAGCGGTAACTCAAAAGCGATTAGCCCGAAAGGCGCTATTGGTTTAGGGCAGGTAATGCCCGATACGGCGCGTGGGATGGGTTACGACCCCGAAGAGCTCAAGCGCAATCCGGCGCTGCAGGTCGAGGCCGCAGGCCGCTATTTAAAACAGATGCTCGATGCGCATGGTGGCAATGTAGCGGACGCTTTGGCTGCTTACAACTGGGGCCCGGGTAACATGCAAAAATTGATGCGTGGTGAGAAGACGCAGATCCCTGCTGAGACTGCCAATTACGTCACGGACCCTCGTTTCGCGCAGTGGACGCAACCCGTTGTGCAGCCCGGTAGCGAAGGTGAACTGGCTCAGCTTGAACAGCAAGCAGCCCAACCGTGGGGACAGGTGACGCCAGAGCCGACTTTTGCAGAGAACCTTGAACAAGCTGGGCGGGGGTTGGCGCAAAGCGCGGTGAACGTCGCCAACATCCCTGGGCAGGTGGTTAATACCGCGCTCAGCGCTGCAGGCGTACCGGCGGAAGACCAGGTGATGCAATTACGGTTACCTGAGAGTATGCGGCCTACAGACCCCTTCGCGCAGCTGGGCGCGGAGATTGGCCCTTACCTTATCCCTGGGCTCGGTACTGAGCGTACCGCGGCGGCTTTGGCCTCAACGGCTGGTGCTGGCCGAGCAGAGCGTATTGCGACTCAGGGAGCTAATATGCTGGCGGAAAACCTCCCTGGCGCTATTGCGCAGTCTACCCAGAATAACGACTTGTCGGGCAACCTTGCCACAGGCCTGGCCGGCAGCGTAATTGGGCGCGGACTACTTGTCGCTGGCGGCCGCGCGGCGGGTGCTATCCGTAATGCCGCACAGCGTGAAGGGCAGGCAACGGTGTCAGCGACCGAGCGAGCTGGGCAGGCTGCAGTAGACGCAGCCCCAGAGCAATCAACGTTACAACAGCCCGGGATGCAGCCAACCGGCGGTGCTATTCCTCCTGAACAAGGGGTGCAGGATGTGGCTGCACGTGTCGGCGCTGCTGTTGATCGTGAAAACCCGCTGAGGATGGCTGATGCCGCTCGTGATGTAGCTCCGCGTCAGGATGTTATCGACGCAGCGAAGCAGTTAGGTTTGAGCGAAGACGATCTGCTGTTGTCACATGTCTCCGGTAATCAGGCTTATCGTGATTTTGAGCAGGCACTAAAATCCGTCCCCGGGTCGCAGCTGGCGGCGCAGGAGAATCAAGCGTTAACCAAGATCGCTAAATATGCCACTGACCTGACAGATGCTGCCGGCGCGCTGCCGGACAAAGCGGCGATGAATGATAAATTTTTGTCATCTTTCCAGCGCGGTATAGCGACTGTGCAGAATAAGTCTGACCAGTTATATAACCAGATCTCGGCAGCCATTCCTAAAGGCCAAACCGTAGAAGCGAATAACATTATTCGTTATCTGGAAAGTAAAGCCGATGATGTTGGTGGGTGGGAACATCTGTCGACAAATGAAAAACGCGTATTTAACGAGGTATCTCCTGTCGGCGCCGATGCGTCTCCACCAACATATGCGCGTCTGGATAATATCCGGAAGCAGATAGGGCAGGCTATCGGCAAGAACTCAGGGCCGTTTCGCGATGAAGAGACCGGCGCATTGAAACAGTTATACGCGAATCTTACAGCAGATCAGGAGCAGGCGGTCGTCGCCGCTGGCATGGGCGATAAATGGCAGGCAGCCAAGAAACTGATCGGGGTGCGCACCACGATGGAAGACGCGCTAACAGGCCTGCTGGGTAAAGACCTGCGCGGCGACATTGGTACCAAAGCCAGTTTGGCTATCCGTAACCTGGCCAAGGGCGATGCGAAAGGATTCCGTGCGCTGCAGCAGGATATTCCTTCGCCGCGGATCCGGCGAGAAGTGGTGGCCACGTCGTTGCGTGATGCATTCAGCCAGGGAAGCAGGAAAGAGAACGAATTCCATCTCCCGGGGTTTGTGGACTGGTATCAGGGTCTTAAGTCCTCTGGCACTTTACCGATGATGGAGCGAGAGTTGGGCGGGAGAACCTCAGCAAACTTGCGTAACCTGTTCACGCTATCACAGGCGGTACGCCAGGCTCGCGAGAGCAGTATCCAAACCGGTCGCCTTAACGCGTTTATTAAGCAGTTTGATGCCGATGGCGGTGTGCTGGATAAAATATACCGACACGGTAAGGGCGCTTTGGCGACGACAATTCTGGGTCATATTCCGGTGGTTGGCCCGACGCTGAGTTATGGCGCGGTTGCGGGTATGGCGGCCAAAGAAGCAGCCAGACCGGCGCGTAGCGTGGCTGCAGACCGTTTGCTGGCGTCACCGGAATTTAGGTCTGTTGTGAAACAGACGAAAGGCGCCCGGCTACCGGAGAAGGGCCAGCAGGTAGTTAATCGAAAAATGGAAGCGCGTATAGCCAATTCTGCCGCATGGAAATCGTTCTACCGAACGCTGACGCGCGAGGAGAAACAGGCAATTGCGAGAGTAGGTATTATTGGCTGGCTTTCAGGGGAGGCCGACGGCACAGAATATTAACCACCGGCCAGAGATGGCAGAAATATAAGAGCGGATATATCATCTATGCCATAAACAGAAAGAGGTATATCAATGAAGAAATTAACTCTGGTTATTACGGCAGTAGGACTGCTTGTCGGATGCGCTAACTCATCGAAAACTTTTGCGCCTGATGGGCGTGAAGCATATTCAATTGACTGTTCCGGCACAGCGAGAACATGGGGGATGTGTTTAGAGAAAGCGGGTGACCTCTGCGGGGCCAAAGGGTACGACACCTTTACTTCCGCCGGCGACAAAGGCTGGATTGCCACTGCGCAGCCTGACTTTGCAATGGCTGGTAGTACGGTCTCTCGAAACTTGCTGATAGCCTGTAAAAAGTAGCTAATAAGGGGGGCCGAAACATCCCCTTATTTTTTCACATACATTGCAGTCAACGTTTCGATCACTACCTTTTTAAACTGCTCGGCGTGTTCGTGTGCCAGTCGTTCGGATTCGTCGCGAAAACCCGTTATCTTTGACGGCTGCGCCAGTGCCTCTTCAATTATCAGCGTAATCTCAGCATTCAGTGAGCGGCCGTTCATTTTTGCGCGCTGCTTAATTTTGCCGTGTACTTCTTTTGGCAATCTTAAATGAAACTGTGTTTCTAACTCTTCCATAGCGATGTCTCACCAGTGGGTGGATCGGCATGATATGGCGAACTGTATAAATCAACAATAGTACCATTTTGGTACTTTTATCGTCACTACCGCAAGGCACGCCTTGCGGGGATTACTTGCACCCGGAGCAAAATAAAATGACAGATACCAACTATTTGGTTTCTATGCCAGTTACTCCCTTTTCAACACCGAGATCGTTTAAATCAGTTAGTAACGGGGCGGTCTATATCGGAGAACCCGATACTGATCCATCAATCCCTGATAACCAGATACCGGTATTTGTTGTAAATGAAGATGGGTCTGAGGTGCAGATATTTCAACCGATCGTGATTAATGCGGGAGGATTTCCAGTTTATAACGGGCAGATTATGAAGTTCGTAACCAAGCAGAACTTCAGCATGGCCGTATACGATGCTTATGGTACCCAGCAATATTATTGGCCTGATATATCACAGGTTGACCCAGCAATTGCTATGCAAGAGATAATTAGGCTAAGAAGCGATCTTGCGTCAAGTGATAGCGGGCTTGGCGGGGAAATGGTTGGTTTTAAAAAGGACTTCCCTGGAGCTCAGCCAACCACTATCTCAAGAGAGTTGGATACCTCAGAAGCAATAACTCCTGAAACATTTAATACGGGAATCATGACTGATGATGAGCTTTTTACAGCCATGTTTTCTAATATTGATTCCTATTCTTCATGGGCGTCAGGGTTTGGTGTAAACCCAGGAAAGATAGACCTGCGCGGGAAAACCTACACCCTTACGCAAGAGCATATCTGTAGAAAGGGAGTAAACATAACTAACGGCACCATTCGCCTTAATGGTGGAAATATAGTCATGGGGGAGCTCGGCAGCACCTCTACTCTTACATACGCATTCCAGGGGCTGAGTGTTATCGATGTTGGAACTGCAGAATCAGAAAAAGCCCTCATTGAAGTGCGTGTGTGTTTTAACGTTTTCGTCTGCGCAAACTATATGAATGCGCGAAAACCATCCTCAGGGAACAGATCTAGATACGCTCTCTTCCTTGGCTCATCTAGGGGATGGGGAATTGGCATTGTTAGTGGATACTACACAGGGGGGCGGTGTCCCGTTCGCATTGGCAGAACAGGCGACCATACTGGAATTTTCGTTGGCTCAGGAGCGACCATAGATCATGGAAGTGTTTGTAATCTCATGCTGTGTAATTCTGCAGGAGCTTCCGTTATTGGCTGTAATGTTGAACACTCAGAAAATGGTAGCGCCGGCTCAATTCTTATTACAAGCAGCACCAACGGTTCGAGCAATTACGCACATTCAGTCACCATTCAAAGCGTCTATGCATATAACTCCGGCAAGGGAACATCTGGAACAGCTCTAACCCCAGCAGCAATTGTGGTAGGTAGAGATGTTCCTGGAACTATGGGATGGGACGTACCTGGACAGCTCATCACTAGTGGAAACACTGCTGATAACATAAAAATAAGCAACTGCTATCTTGTATCAGATAACCAGCAATATGCTGCCATCATGCGCGGAAGAAGTGGGCTGGTAGTAGAAAACTGCGTAGTAATCAATAACAACTCCGATGCTGATGATGTCTTATTTGAAGGGACAGCAGCAAGAAGCCACGCATACGACAACAGAAACCAAAACACTGGGGTATTTGATTTTGTTGGCTATACATCATCAAGCGCACCAACAATCGGTTCTACAAACGGCTCATGGAATATGGCGTTAACTGACTCAAATGGCGTGGGGTCCTATACAAGGAGCACATTTGGTGGAGGGTATAATGTTACTAACGACATGTGCACAGCATACGGATGGATGGTTATAGGCTCTGTCGTTACTCCCGCAACAGGGCAGCTTCGAATAGCATTACCTCTTCCTGTCAGGGCAGCAATTCGAGCAGGCATATCTGTAGCTGTATTTAATATCGCCGGTTCAAAGCAGCAGCCTGTGATAGGGCAGGTTTTAGAGGGGGGTAACTACATGACACTCTTCACCTCTGATGGGCAAGCGCTTGCGGCATCAGCCATTACCGCAGGAACGTCATTCCAGTTTACATTCACCTACCCAGTCAGGATGGCAAGAGCCAGATAACCAACCTTAGTCAGCACGACCGAGTGTTGTGCTGGCCCCATGGTAAATAGTAGTTGATTCAAAATTACAACGATAAAAGTTGTGGATAAATTGACGGAGTATTCCTATGTGATATAGTTCTGGGCCTAGTATAAAGTTGGGTGAGGAAGATCACATATCTCATTGGTAGATGGTTAATATCCTCACCGTAAATATTTCGCCACAAATAAAATATTATAGTGGTGTTATTGTGAGGGTTACACACAGTGAGAAGTAAATTCAAATATGATGATATTGCTATTAGGCTATATCTATTAGCGCTCGCAATAATTACATTAGTGCCTTTTGGTCGTGGTAGTATTTCAGGATTAGAGCCAGCAATTCCATTTATTTTCATTTCATTTGCTGTTTTTGCAATGACAAGGAAGATTATCGACAAAAAGAAATTGTCAGTTTTATTTATGTTCTTCCTTTGGGCGTCGTGGATTGTTGCAGGTATTGCTTATAGCTATTTAACCTACGATAAACTGGCAGACCATGAATCGTCATTTCTTCGATATGTCAGACTTCTTGAAATGTACTTCCCAGCGCTTTTGGTTTTCGCGTTTATTAACAAACTAACTGAAGAACAAAAGAAAACAGTCTATCGCTTTTTTATTTTTCTCTTCTTTGTTGTAACAATAGAGGCGGCATGGGGTTGGTTCATGCAAATGGACATTCTTGTCGCGAAGCAAAGATTTAGCTATCCAGGAATGGGGTACATTTACAGAGCAGGTGGTGTCGCTAATGACTCCAGTGCGTACGGTAGTCTTGCATTGATTCTTGGCGTAGCATCGCTTATTGGCCTTCGCCATACCAGCAAAAGCAAAATACTTTACGTTTTGATACTGCTTGGTCTTGTGTTTAATATTTATATTTCACTTACGCGAACGCTGGTTTTCGCGCTGGCGGTATATGTATTCTTTGATTTAATCAGAACAAGAAGCCTTAGCGTATTCAAGATGTTGTTCTTCGCGGCTATCGGTGCCGGGGTTATCATTTACGGTATCAGTAATGATTATATCATCGCCTTAATGGATAGGATTACCGGTTCTGGGCAGATTGATATCACGTCTGGGCGACTTGCCACCTAG